TTAATCGTTGACATCGAAATCGAATCTTTCTACAGTCTTATTTTCATTTTGAGTTTTCTCAGCAAGTCCATTTAAACGTTGTGTAATGCTAGGGTTGTAGAAACCTAATAAGCCACCAACTATCTGATCTTCTCTTATTTCTTCTCTTATCGCACGACAGATACCAACGAAGTCATCGTAATAATTGCTTTGATTTGAAAAATATTGTTCTACTTCTCCGTAATTTTCACGACAAAATCTTTTGAAACCTTCTAACGTGTAAGGTACTTTTTGAGCGTCTGCAACTCTTTCACCATCTTTACCTACATATTGAATTTTAAGCCACTTATTAGCCTCTTTGGTTAAATACTCTTTGTATTCACTCCACGCTTTTTGTAGGTCTTTATCTTCTTTAAATATTCTAGTAGGGTGCATTATCTTATGCTTTTTTCTTTCTTACTTTCTTTACTACTTCTTTTGTTTCATATGCTAGTTTAGTTGCTTCTGAGAATAGATTTGACCAATTCTTAAGAATCTTTAATCCTGTTTCTAAACAACCAGCACAACCCTTTGTTAGAGGCTTCTTTGTTATCTCTGCATATACTTCTGAAAGCAATAAAAACTCTTCGTTAGTATATTTAATTTGAGGTTTGTCGATTAAGTCCTTTACCTTTAAAAAACTTTCGTATGCTTGTTTACTTATTATCATAAAACTTTATTATTAAAAAGACTGCTAACGGGGTTAGGTAGTCTTGAGTGAATATGCTTATTATTGCTGCTGTCCAAAATGAGAAACATGGAAAGCAATCTAATACTTTAATTGGTTTACTTATTCTTGTGCCTGTCCATTTTCTTACATAATACCCAAAGTTTAATTCTTGGTGAATTATGAAAGTAACGAAAAGACTTATAATGATATTTGTCATATAGATTTAAATTAGAAAAGGGCAACGCCTCGCTTGGCCGACTACCCTTTCACAAATATAGTAATTTATTTTAAAATGGTAACGAGTCCACTTCTTTTACTTCTTGTACTTCTTCCTTTACTACTGGTTTAATAGTTTCATCTTGGTAATTCATTTTCCATACTTCCAAAGTATTAAAATATTTTGTTTCACCTTGTGGATTTACCCATTCTCTACCTCTTAGATTATAAGCAAGTGTTACTTTATCACCAGCTTTAAAAATATTCACTAAATCACAATTATCTTGTGAAAGTTGGAATAATACGTCTTGAGGGTATTTATCCTCTGTAGTTAAGACAAATTCTCTTTTCTTGTATTTTTCACTTACTACTTGTGTTACTTTGATTTCTTTAATCGTTCCTTTTACTTCTGTACTCATGTTTTTTAGTTTAAATTTATTCTACTTATATACAGCTCCTCTTGAGCATCTTTTATTATTTCTAGTGCTTCTAATATCTCGATATCTTCAGTCACTAATTCTGAGTTCAAGTCCCCGAACTCGTCCTCTTCTATGGTTAATATTATTTTCATTCTTTAAATTTAATTAAATAAGGGTAGGTAGTAGAATGCAGTCATTAACTTTCGTTTGTACACAACGCCACCTGTTTAAAACTCACTGCCTCGCTCCCTTATTACTTATTTAACTACTCCTAACAGTTGATAAAAGCCATTAAAACGGCTCTTATCTTTGTGTTGTAGGCTATTGAATGCTTTTTAAAAACTGTTCAATAACTTCTCTTCTATCCGTAACGTCATTCTCAGCCCAATAAATTTTATCCGAATAGTCAAGAAAAGCATTCAACAGTTCGCTTTGCCCTACAACATCGTGTATGCGTAAGGCTTGGCTTTGTGCTTCTAAGAAAGTTTCTATATCCTTCTTATAATCTTCTGGGCAAGTTTCCCAATATCTTACATTGTCTAAAATTTTCAATATTCTATCTGTCATTCTAATTAATTTTATAGTTAATAATTCGCCCTACGCATACACGAGGAACGTTATAAGTAACCCTATCGGGTCGCTATCGCTTACTTATAACACACGATAGGCAATATAAAAAGAAAACTTTAAGAGTTCGCTTCGTCTATAATCTGTTCTATCAAATCTTCAAATTCGTGTTCTAAACTTTCACAATGTTCACAATCACATTCGCCATTAAATCTAAAACTTTCAATAGTTTCAATAACACATCCTTGTGCTTTATAATATGCAATTTGTAATTTAGTTTCTGCATCTAAAAAATCTTCATTTATACCTGTGAAAATTCTTCCATTTTTACAACTTATTGTTATCATCTTTTCGTCTTTAGTTTTTATTAGTGTTTTCTTTTTACATCGCCTATCGCTGTCCGTTATAAACAATAAAATTATTACCGTTTATCTTCTCTGATATTTTTATACATCTTTTTGCCTATTTCCCAAAAAATAATACCCCATTTGTAGATTAAATATCCACACACACTATACAAAATATCCAATTTCGTAATAGGTTCTTTTAAATTTTCTATCCAATTCATAATTTTACAGTTTATAACAAGGTATATGTGAAATACCTTGTAAAGTTTATACTAAATTTTAAAGTTCTGTTGTTAGGTACTTCACATATACCCAACCGTTAGTAGTAATTAACTACCACAATTTTCGCAAACATAATCATCATTTGACTCATACTGTTCAATCGTTATTCCAGACAGTTTTGCGAGTTCTTTTTTTAACTCATAAATCTCTGCTTGTACCTCACAATCTTCTAACAGGTTGCCCGTTATTTCCGCTCTTAAGTTATCGATTAAGTCTTTTAATTCTTTTTCTCTAGTTTCCATCTTCGTTTTCGTTGTTTTTTGATTTGTTTATTTCTAATCTAAAGTGACACCTTGAGTGTCTTAACTTTATTCTTTTTAACCTTAGTTCTCGCTTTGAGAGTTTTGGTTTAATATTTCTTATCATGAAGTCTAGGTCTTGATTTATTGTATTCCATTTTAAGTTCAACGTGTTTCTGTAAGTCTATACCATAATACTCGCACATATCTAAGATACGAATAAAAGCATCTGCTATCTCATCTTGTACCGTATCTTTCACATACTTTTTAAAGCACGTTTCAAAGTCAAATGTTTCGTTTACCATTACTTCATTGAACGCTTTAATATCACACCAATCATTCTGGCGGTGTGCTTCTATACATTCACCTAACTCTGAAACAACCAGCATTAACGATGTTCCGAAGTTTTGACCTTTGTCATAAAATCCCTTGCTTATTGCATTTTTATGGATTTGTTTTTGTAGTTCTCGAATTCCCATTTTTATTTCCATTTAATTATTGATACTCGGACATTTATGCGTCCATCTTCTAACTTTGCTATTTTCTTGAATGCTCCTTTTGATAGGTCGATTACATTATCTTTCATTTTTCCACAGTCATTTACTCGAACTATTACCGACCGTTTATTTTCCTTGTTAGTTACTTTCAGTATTGCACCGATAGGGAATTTATTTGAGGCACAAGTCATTCCGTTACTTTTAAACACCTCACCGCTTTTGGTTATATTACCTTCTAGGTTGTACCATGTGCCCTCGTAAAATGAAGTTAAGCAAAAGAAACAAATTATTCCAATTATTGTTCTCATACGTTTTTATTTGCTAGTTGTCGAATATAATCATAATAGAACTCAATCGCTGCTTTACACCTAGCCTCTATTTGTTTCTCAATCTCTAAATCTCTTTCAATTGATAGCATCGTAACACGTGCAAAAGGATCAATATGTTCTACTTCATGCAATAACTTGTTTTCGTACATTGTCAAGCCCTCTGGAGTTGAAACCATACAATAACATACGCTAGCCTTTGAACGGTTGTATAACATCATGTAACCCCTTAATTGCATTTCGTAGTCTTTGATATTTATATCATTTGGTAAAGCTGGGAACGTTTCTAATGACCAGCTAGATTTGATATCTATTATTTCATCGTTCACCTCGTCATTAATATCACATTCACCTGTTAGAAAGTCGTTATTTACTCGAACCTTATTTTTAGTGTATTGACCAAATTTAACCAAGCTTAAAAGCTCTATTGATTTATCTTCTACTTCTATTCCTTTTTCTACATATTTGTTTGTCATTTGCGAGCTATATCCGTAGAAGTCTTCTTTTGCTATTTTAATCATTTCAGACTTTGCAGTTTCAGATAATCCCCCGTCTTTTGTACGGGAGTTAGTCATTATCTTTGGTAGGCTTGAACATCTTATTTTCATATCATTTCAATTCTTAATAGTTCGTTTTTCTTTATCTCATTCAGTAAGTAGATAACTAAATCTTTGCTAAATGTTTCCGCATCATTTTCTTCGATTGCTCTGATTACCGTCTCAGTAAATTCAGGGATTTTGTGTAAATTGTTTGTCATTTAATACTTCGTTAAGTTCTACTTCTTGTTGTGGCGTTAGCGTGAATGTTTGCTTGATCTTATCTACTAACTCGATTTCACCGTTAAGAATTCTTTCGATAGCTTGTGAAAATCCTTTATCGTTTAAAGTTGGTTTTGCCTTAGCTTGTGGTTTACTAGCTGCGTTTCCGTCGTCGTCATCCGCTTGTAAGCTTAAAAGACTTTGTAAAGTGTATCTTCTATAGTAAGTGATTGCACTTCCCATCTGTTGAGGGTTTGTTAAAGTTGGCAACTCCATAATTGACTCAACATTTTCACCTGTTTCAACGTCCACTATTCTAGTAATCACTTTACCATTTAAAACAGGCTGTAACAACACTAAACCATTTTCTAATAAGATAGGCTCAACCGCTTCAATTAATGCATTTATATCAGCATAATTTTTTTTAAAGTGTGGGTTCTTTGCGTTCTTGTGAACTTTACCAATGCTTTTCTTTGCATTCAGTAGCTTTCCATAAATTTTCATCTTTCTTTATTTTTAAATTATACACAAATATAATACTTATTTTTTAATTATAAGTTATCTTTTTAAGATTTTTTAATGTTTTAACTTTCTCTTTGTAAATCTCAATTATCTCTTTAACCTCTGGAATAGTAAACTTTCTAGTTTCATTTGCTATACTTTCTAAATGTTCTAAACGATCTAAACCTATCCTTTCAATTAAACCTATTCTGTAATTAATTAGGTTGCCAGATAAGTACTGGTTACAAGTAATGCAGCTGCTGTGAATATTATCTTCATTAAATCTAACGTTCCAATGGTTATTAGCATTAAAGTAATGAGATGCATTTACACGCCCTTTAATGGGTTTAAAACAACTTATGCAAGGTTTACCTTTATCTCTTAAATTAATGTATGTATTAACGTGTGTTTGTGCAATCTTAATCCAATTTTGCAAACTCATCAACCCCTCTTTCAATTCCTTTTTTCTAACATTCCACTCCTTTGCTTTCTTCTTTTCGCTTTTTTCTTTTGCGTAAAGCATAGCACATTCATAAGTACAAGTGGTATGTGTAGTTCTAATAGGATAAAAAAGAGTTTCGCAGTATTTACACTTTTTTTGATTTATGTTTCTATTTGTGTTCATCAATATCAATTCCGTTAGCGAGTAAAATATTATCCGTATACCTAGCAAGGTAACTTAATTCCTCATGGTTTAAATCTTTTATACTTTTTATTCCAAAATTATTTTTAATCGCATTTTTACAAGTGTTTTTTGGTTGACCGTAAAACTCATCTAACCTAGCGAACATAATATGTATTTTAGAAATCAGTTTTGACCTGTTCACGAACTTCTTTTTCTAACTTGTTTTTTCTTGTCTTATACCTTAAGCCTCTAAGTTCTTCATTGTCTTGCTGTAACTTTTGTCGAATACGCCTAATACTTTCAAAGTGGGTGACATGACCGTAATATATATCTTCAAAGTAAACAGCAGTAGAAAACCCGTCAAATTTATCCCAATACCTAGCGACTAATTTTAAGTCACAGTCTTTTGTTTCTGGAAAGTTTCTTAGTAAATAAGTCACATTCTCTTTAATCTCTTTATTAATCATAACTTTTAGTTTTAAATTTCTACAAATATAACTTTTATTTTTAATATAAGTTACTTTATAATTCTTTTATTAAAATATCTAATTTATTTTTCAATTCCCTATTTTCATTTTCCAAAGATAAGATATAAGTTTCGTTATCGATATTTGACGTTTTAGCGGCTTCTAGTGAATTATATTCTCTTTTTAGTATATAATATCGTTCATTAACCTTATCGTTCATCTGAGAAACTGTTTTGAAGTTTTGCTCTAAATTCCTAAAATCTTTTAAAACATCCGTAAGTTCGTAAATACTTTCATTCATCGAGTCGATTAAATCTTTTCGATCTTTATGCTTTAGTTCTATATCTTGAACAGAGTTTTGAATCTTAATGATATTTTTCAATAGCCTTTGTTGGCTCAATATTAAATCTAGTTCTTTCATAATTAAAAAGGACAATCTTTGTCTTCTAGTGGTTTAAATTCGTTTACCTCTCTACCTATATTCATTAGATTAGCTGGTTTTATCGGTTCATCTTTTGGTATAAAAGCATCTGTTTGCACGTCTTTAGGTCTTTTAATAACGTCTTTACCACCACATTTAAAACCATAACCATAATTATAATCAAACATAATAGGCTGTTCATTTAGAGTTTGTCTTCCACCTGTATCAGTATCTTTTATTTTTTTTACTTCCACTAATGTTGTAAACCTTAAATTTTCATGTCCATTAAAACGATGGATAATTATAAAATCATCTGCTTTATTTGAAAATGGTTTACCTCCTTCAATATCATCCTTAAAAGGAAACATTATATGACCTTCCCATGTGTGATTTTTTGGATATACAGATTGTTTACGACCTGCAGCAGTTGACGGATGAGCATTTATGTAAATAGTTTTTCCGGTACGTTTACAAAACATTTTCAATTCGTTTAATACATCGTAATTACCTGCATAAGTCATTGAGGATTTTAAAGCGTTAAAAGGATCTATTAAATAAACATCTGTATTAGTTTCATTAAATACGTTTAAAAGCTCTTCTGGTGTGTACCTTTTGGTATTGTCTACAAACTTAAAATGATGCTCTAATTTAATTAAACCTCTTTTAATTTCTAATTCACTCATTTGCTCTAGTGGTTTTGCTAAATACATTTTAAGCATATCTCTGAGCACTTTATAAGGTGGATTTTCATCCATGAACAAAGTGAAAGTTAAATTATGATTTGTTGCTAGTGCTAAAAAATACCACTCCATAAAATAAGTTTTACCTACGTTATCATGTCCTAAAGCAAAATTTAATTGTCCTTGCTTATGCACAAAGAACTCATCAAAGTAAATACCTAATTCAAGTCCTTTAGGCATCAAACCATTTTTATAATCTAAAATAGTTTGTGTTGAATGTCCGTCTTTAAGTATCATACTTTTCCTGTTTGTTGGTAAACGTGTAATGCTAACTTATCAGTGATTTCTATTCCCTCTGGTGTTACAAATAAAACATCTTTTTTAAATTCTTTTTGTTTAAAGCTTTCACTTCTTTTACTCCAATTCAGCAACCTTAATTTTATATCAAATGATTTTTCTTTTTCATACCTCATCTTTTTATCTTTTTCACCATGTTCAGTCCAGTACAGATAAAAGTTGTTTAACATTTCTCTATTATAAAATTCTAAATAAGGCTCTAAAGAAATAGCAAAACTTGTTTTGCGGTCTTTAATATTATTTATTACTTTATCATTTACATTTACATTATCATTTACATTAACAGCGATTTGTCCGATCGGTTGCGATTGCATAGTATCGGTATGCGATGTTTTGCGATTGTTAGCGATTTCTAACGCTTCATTTATATCTAACTCATTTTTAACAACTTTGTCGTGCAAATCTTTATGCCACCTTTTAAGATTGCCTAATTTACCACCATTGCTTTTATCAATTTTAGTTTCTTTGTATTTTAATAAGTCACGTTTTAACTGTTGTTTGATAGGCTCAAAAGTCAATTCAACTATCAAATCATCAGTAACAGGATTCAAATCATTTACATAATTTAATATGTGTTTAAATAATAAACCAGCCTTATCATTTGGCATTTTTTCAATTGTATGTATTAGATCAGCATACAGTAAAAATCCTTTTTTATCTTCTGCCATAACTAATCAATTTGAGCAATTTGTTTGCGTAATTCTTTTGAAAATTTTATAGCAGTTGATCTATCTAAATAAATACCCCAACTTTTATCTTCACTTTCACAATCAAGGTGAATAAAAATAGTTCCATTTTCTGGAATTGAGTCAACTGTTAAAATTGTACCGTCTTGTACATCATGAAAATTTAAACTAATCATATTTTATTAAAGGTTTTAAGATAACCAGTAACTTTTATTTAATAAAAAAACCCTAACAATTTTCACGGCTCCTACCTCGTTACTCATCATTAGGGTTTCAAATTTCTTTAAGTTCTATATTGTAGGAGCGAACTATTTTACAAATATAACCTTTTTATTTTAATATACAATCAAATTATCCACGTGATTGTTAAAAATATTTTTATCTTTCCTTACAACCTTTTTAAAATCTGGTGTAATAAACTTTCTTACTACCTCACTTGCTATATAGATTGTTTTAAAACGACTTGCATTCTCTAACGTTAGTCTAACACGTGCGGAGTGCTTACCTTTAAGGAATGGCTTTAAAAATGTGCCTCTTTCATCGTTGCGTATTCGTCCAAAATTAGAGATTGAATACTGACCTTCTAAATGTTTCCAAGTTTCCATATTAATACTTTTGAATACATATTTCACTACCTACGTGAGCGTTCACCCAATCACCAGGATACAAAACGTGTGTTTCAATTGACCCATTTGGTTTTCTAATTGTAATAGAGTAATCCTTTACATTGTCATCAATAATTAAACCACATGATTGATTTTCCTTTTCGCAACTGAATAACGTTACTACTGCTAAAGCTAAAATTATTCTTTTCATCTTCTTTAAATTTTAAATTATTTACAAACGTATCTTTGTCTATCTACACTATCATTGTAATATTGTATCATAGCATTATCACAAAAATCTTTTTTATCTGGATATGTCTCTACTGTTCTCCAATACCATTTAAGGTTAACATCTTCTTTTGGGTTATAAGTACTACCATACTCATCTATTTTTTGCTCCCATGTTAAAGTACAATCACAAACCTTATCTTCTTTATCACAACTGAATAAAGTTGCTAATCCTAATACTAATACTAATTTTTTCATTTCTTTTTCGTTTTTAATTATAGAACAAATATAACACTTATTTCTAATATAGGTTACTTTTTAATTATTTTCTAATACTTCGTTAATACATTCTCTTAATTTAGCGTTGTCCTCTCGTAGTTCTTCTAGTAAATCTAAGACTAAAAGGCGGTCGTAATTACTCATCTCTATGTTTTCGATTATCTGTATTGCTTCATCAATTGCAGGGCAAGTGAAACCAACTGGAGATTTATCTATTTTTCTCATTTCTTAAATTTTGAAAGTTTATCATCAAAGAATAAAAGCATTTCTTCTTCTGTTTCAAAGTTGAATATCTCGAATTTGTTTGTTTCGAAATTAAACCAAACAGTTCCTTTTTGCCTTTTGGTATTGTCTAAAATACATTCATCACAATTGATCATATGGTTAAGGTACTTTTTAACTTGGTACTTTCTTTTCGAGGGTGTGAAGTCAGATAAAGGTTTTTCTACCTGACACGTGAAACATTTTCTACTTTTCATAACTATCCTAAATAACCTCCTATTTCTTCTTTATCTTCATTTCTCATTTGACTTAACAACTTCTCAATGTAAAGTGAAGCATCCATCAATTCTTCTTGTAAATGTATAAGAAAGTTATCGGTGTTGTTTTCTTCTAAGGTAGTACCGTATTTTCCAATTCCTAGTTTAGATCGTTGTTGATATTTATTTATTACACTTTCGACAATCGCATCTTTTTTTTGCATTTCGAAATATTCATTATTTGTGTTAAACCAAAGTTTATTGCCAAAGTTATCTACTATTGCAAACGTACTCATTGACCAGCTGAAATCTGTTATTTTATAACGTGCGCCAACTATTAAAGCATTACGTCCTCCGTTAGGGTGTCCTGCCGCATAAACATATTGTTTAATTGCTTTTACTTCATTTCCTACTTTCATAAAATTGATTTTATATTTATTTTATCTACTAATTTTCTCATTCGATCCGTATTATATTGGAATGACTTTATCTGTTGGTCGTTTAATTTATCCGTACTATTTTCAGCAAGGTCTGTAATCACTTCATAAAATTTATCGAATAGTTCTTTGTTGTTCTTTTTGAAAAGGTTATTATCTTCTAAGTCCTCTAATTTTTCCAAAGTAACTTGAGATAATAAGATAATTTGGTACATTATATTTAATTGTTTCATGATTTGTAGGTTTTAAAATAATCATTAAACGCTTGATTTAAATCACTCCTATCAACGTGCCACCTGTCTTGATAGCCTTGCATGTACGCCTGTTTCATTTGTTCTTCAAATAGTTCCTCTAAGTTCTTTAAATCGTTTTCATAACGTTCTAAATCTTCTTTGTCAAAATATTGCTTAACATCTTTAAACATATTTTTGACCATAAATACTGTACTTTCAATCATAATCTATTATAAATTAATTTTTCACTTTCACTTAACTCGTTATAAGTTGGAATCTGATATCCGTTAATCATTTCTTCCTCACTCCAATAGGCCTCATCTCTATAACCAATTTTACCACGTGATACTGGCTTTTGTACTTCGGCGAACAATAGGTGTAAACTTGATACTGAAACCTTTTCTAACTTTATAATTTGATACAAAGTTTTGCCACGTGAAATTAAATCGTAAATTCTTTTTTGGTTTTCTGCTGGCAAGTTCTTGAAGTGGTTTGAATGATACTTTTTTTTAGTTTTCGTACCTTCCTGTTTGTGGATTAAAATTTTCATAATTAATAGTTTCAAAATTACGTACTCTTTCTCTTTTCTCAGCTCGTTTTCTTCTTTCTTCAGCTCTATACTCCATTCTAATAAATAAAGCTCTTACGATTAAGAAATAAGCTATTAAAATGCCTAAATAAATTACTTTGTCCATGATACTTTGTTGTTTTGTTTAATTGGGTAAATTTTTTCAGTTATTAGAGTGTCGAATAATAAATCTAACTCTTTATTCACATCTCGGTTATTGAGCTTGAGCGTGTTCTTGTAGCAAATACCAATAGCTTCTTGTATTTCTTTTAACTTGAATCGGTTTGCTTTTAGTCTTTTAATTGCTATAACCTTTAATGCTGTCCACTCCTGAGTATTCAGCATATCCTTTGAAAAGTACTCTTTATACAGTTCAAATAGTTCCTTATTTCGCATATCATTTAATTTTTATATACACAAAGATATACAAAATAACCTAACTACAAAATAAAAGTTATATTTTTTAATGAAATTTTAATATTTGATTTACTTATTAAGAAGTCTTTCTTTATATTTGGAATATGCTTGTTCTTCATTTGAGAAAATTCCTAAATATTCATACTTACCATTAATATATATTCTAGCCCTCCATTTATTAGATGCTTTATGCCAATCGACACCTTCATATTTTGAAGTTTTATTTGTCTTGTTTTTAATGGTATTTTTTCTTTGAGTAATAATTTGTAAGTTTTCTAATCTATTATCTGTTTGAATATTGTTAATATGGTCTACCACTAATTTATGACCATCTCTTTTATGATTTAAAAAAGTCATTGCTACAAGTTGATGTATTCTATAAATTTTTTTGTTATAATTAGACAAACATACGTGAAGATATCCTCTTCCATCAGAAGAAACTTTTAATATTTTTTCTTTAGTCATATAAGAACCCCTTGTGTTTGTCTTTATTCTTGATAGACTTTTTACTCTACCTAAACTAGATACTTCATACATACCTTCATAACCTGGTATTGCTTTCCAAATTTCTTCCATTATTTTTTACGTTAAAATTTATGCGTTAAAAATGAAATGTGGAAGGTGTTAACGCTTCACTTTTCGGTTAGCCAATTACCTCTAACCTATCCACATATTAAAGATACTATTTTATCATTTGTTTAACAAATAAAACTCTAATAATCTTTCGTAGTACGCTAAATACCTACGATTGCCAGATTGAGATTTAAGATAAGAAATATTAAGATCAATGAATTTTTGAGGATCTGAAATAGTTCCATGTGAAAGATTAAGGTTTTTAAACTCCTTAATTTCTTTAAGTTTAGTTTCTAAGTCGATTAATTTCATAGGCAATAAAAAAGCCTAGAATTAACTAGGCTTAGTGTTTAATTTAAAAATTATGAAAAGAAATGAATGATCAAATATACTTATATTTTTGGATATACAATATTATCTACTCGAATAATATCACCAGAATCAACTTTTTTCTTTAATTGTTGCCACGTGTAACCAAATGACTTTTGAAAATGTGGATAGTCCTTGAACTTTTTCCAGTCACCGCCCCATTCATAATCTTTACTTTTAAAGTAATCCCAAACAATTTTATGATAAGGTGACTTCAAGTCCCATTCAATAGTCTCAAAAGTTCCGTTGTTGTCCTTATCTAATAGTATAACGTAGTCTAGTGCTAAACCGTAATTATGTATTGATTGACCACCTCTAGCATTGGTTACTTTCGGACGTTGATTAAATAAAGCGTCTTGTTCTTTTATACTCCTATACACGTGTGAAAAGCGTAATCTAACACCTTTTGGTAAAAGATTATTACATTCAATATAATATTGCTCTAATTCCTGTCTTATGTTAGGGTGAGCGAGTTTAATTCTACTTAACGTCAATTGATCCATCTTCAACTTTTTGTGCATTATACAAAGCGGCAGCCCCTAACTTAACCGATAAGACTTCTAAGCCTATTTTTAATAGTGGTTTATGGTCTACTATACCACTTTCAGCAATAGCCAAAGAAACTGCACCTAATACGGTAACAACTTGACCTATTACTTTGTTTTTTCTAGGCGTTTTGCCTTTTATTTTTTCTAAAAATTTCATATTTATTATTGTGTTAAAATGTTACCTATTTCGTTTGTTTTGTCTTTAAATTCTTTATAATTAAATTTCAAATCATTATACTCTTTTACAAAATCCAAACCAATATACGCTACGAAATAACCATCTTTAAAATAAGGTGCTACTATCAATGATTTAATACCTTGTTTCTTTAATGATATTTTAGTTGACGTTTCTTTCATGCAATCTACATCGGTATATTTACATTTATCCAACATTACGTCTTGTAAAAAGATAGGGAATAGACTAACGGGTAACTTTTGTAATTCTCTAGACTCATAACTAACACCATTTGCACAAACTTCAAAACTCATTGAAGTATGATTTCGGTGTGTTTGGTCGTAGTACATCACATTATTTGAAAACTGGAATATGTACGCCCTATCAGCTTTGTATTTTAACATTAATTCATTTAACATTTGTTGTATTAATACATTCCCGTTTATATCCTTCTTTACTTCATCAGGCTTTTTTACCTTAATAGTTACTACCTCCGTTATAAGTGGCTTGTAATAAAACAAAACAAACACCACAAACAAGATTAAAATTACAGTAGTTTTCATTCTTCTAATTACCTCTAAAATGCTTTTAATTTCGTTCATAGTGCGAATTTAAGAATTATAAAGGAAAATTAACTACTACGGGGTTGTGTTCAATCAATTCACACGATTTTAACCATTGAAATTCGGGTTTATCACAACCGTTTACTTCTTCTTGAGATACGAAATACTGACCTGTTGCGTCAATTGTAGGGTTAAAGAATGTAACTCCGTCCCATGTTTGACCGATTAAAAGATCTTTTTGTTCTTGTGTAATTTTAAAAACTTGCATATTAATAAACATTTCTTGATAAAGTTGTATTATAAGTGTTTACAATTGTGCTTAAAGATTGTGCCTCTGCATCTGTTAACCCTACACCTATTGTAATTGTTGAGGCTGTTCTTGATGAATAACCTAATGGTGTACCGTTGTTGTTTAATGAGTGAATAAATATTGGCACAGTACATAAACTACTCGCTGAATTACTTGATACACTTGTACTAACTCCATTATTTGTCGATGAAATAGTAGTACCATTAGTTCTTGAAGCTACTGTATACTTCCTACCTGTTGTAGTTGGTGAATTACCAGCACTTGCATTTAAATATAATAATGAAGAAGTTGTGTTATATCTCATGTAAATTTCAATAGGTGCTTTTCCAGATTGAAATACTCCAATATCATCAGCTGTACCCGTACCGGCTGTTTGCGAATAATAACTTATATGTAAATTATTTTGTGTTATAAGACCGTTAGGCGTTATAAATGTATTAGCGTAACCGCTTGTTCCGTTACCTACATAACCTAACGATGAGTGTGTGCCACCGCCTGCAAATGTTAATCTATAAGCGGCATCTAAATCTCTAGGGTCTTTTAAATTGAATTTATGAGCTGAAGCTGTACCTCCTACGAATGGATAAAATGCGTAAAATTTAGTCCATAAAGAATTAGTCTTTAAATCAGTTACTAATTGTGTTATAGCTGTTTTTTGTGTATTGTCGGTTATTCCAGCAGCTGTTATAAATGCTTGTGCATCTGAATCACCCCTACTCACACTTATTATTCCGTTACTTGCTAGTATCATAATTATGCTGTTAAATCACCTGCTACGTAAAACTCAGTACTTGAAATTACAATTAGCGTAACCAAAGAATATTGTGCCGAAGTTTTTAACTTTCCACCACTACTTCTTAAAGTTACACCAGCACCAGCTGTGATAGTCGTTTGACCTGCTCCGTATTGAGATATTAAAATCTGGTTACCTGCTGAAAAAATACTAGCGTTAATTGTTAACGTGTTAGCCGTTGCAACATTCATCTCAATCATTTTACCATTATCAGTAGCAACTAGCGTGTAACTTGCTGTTTTTCTATCTAACGTTATGTTCTTATCGGATTTATCGTTTAAAGCGGTCTGAGTGGCACTTGAGATAGGTTTATTAGCGTCACTTGTATTGTCGCAATTTGAAAGCCCTACTGCTGTTTTATCAAGTGTTTGGAATGTTTTATCACCTCTATAATATTGCGAAGTTGTACCTGCTGTAATAGCGTTCTCTTTACCATTCCACGTGCTTTTTTCACTATCAGTTACAAATCTATAACTAGAAGTTTGAACAATATTAACAGGGTTTGTAGCATCTAAATTTGGCACGTTTGAAAGTCCAACATCTGTTTTTGTAACATTATGAGGGTTACTACTTGTTAATTGTGAGTGATCGTATGCTATCTTACCTCTATCCCCTCTATAAGCTGAATCAATAGTCTCACCTAATGCTAAACTAGGGCTAATCTCTACGTAAGTACTGCCAGCCCATCTATAAGTAATGTTTGTATTTAAAGCAACATATATTTTACCACTTTCACCCGTCACAGGGAATGCAGCTAAATTTGCATACTCTACAACATCGTCAATAAAACTAGGTAGTTGTGAACTTGGAACTTTTCCTGTGCCATCTAACTCAGCTAAACCATTCGCAGCACCTATTAAATCAGTCGTTGCAATAGTATATGTACCCGTATTTTTAACAGGCATTTCTAAGGTAATATTGTTAGTTAAGTTAGTCGTTTTAAACTTGCCTGTGTAGTTACCATTTGTACTTATCCATACTTCACCTTCAGCATCGTTAACAACTCCCTTAGTACCTCTAAATGTAGTTATCTGACTAGGTGTGATATTAGAATTAAAAGTTGCGTTTAAAACAGAAATTGGTGTACTAGTTCCGCTCCCCGCTGCTGTTACTTGAGCCAAAGTTGGTACAGCTGCGCCACTAACCGCTGTATCTACATAAGTTTTTACTGCTTTTTGACTAGGGTACAGCGTGTCGCTAGTTCCTAAACTTGTGTTTGTTGACTTATTAGCAACATCTTCTTTACCATTTAAAGCTGTTTGGGTGGCGTTTGATATTGGTTTATTCAAGTCACTTGTATTGTCGACCAAATTCAGACCTAAATCAGCTTTATTTACATAAATGTTTACCGTATTTGCCATAATTTAATTATCTAAGGTTATTATTGTTATATCTTCTTTAAAATTACTATTTACATACACTTCAAAAATCATATCTTCTAACTCGTACGTACTTCCACTTGGAGTAGAAACGCTAAATGTACCGTTTGAATTTACTATTAAAACAGGATCACATGCATAAGCTCCACTACCTCCGAAATCGTAACCATTCATAGGTAAATCACATATTCCATTCGAATCCCTTAACTCAATAGTTACATTCATCACGTGACCAGCAACCTCATCTTTACCTCTTTCAACAAATGAAGTTACATTCCCCTGTGTCACACGTCCTAAAACTTGCCACCTTTGAGACTTCTTCATGATATTGAATATATCCCTACAAATTTGCAAAGTGTCCGATTTAGTTTCGATTAGATTAGAATTATCTTTATAGACTTTATCCGCTACTATAATGAATAATTGAACGCTAGTATTAGAAACGTTAATAGAACCGTTGTTATAATCACAAACTAGTAATGGATATTCTAATTCTCTATTCTGTAAAGCTAAATTAAACTCCCCAAAATAATAAGAGTTCAATTGATAGTGTGAATCTTGAATAGCTTGTAGCTCCGCTGAAAGTTGGTTTATACTCGTTATCATGCAAAATTGATATTAGTATCTGAAAAGCCCCTGTCCGGATTGATTTGGTTTAAATCATCACAAGGGTATAAATAATCGTAATATGAAGTGTACTCAGGATAAACCGTATAGTTCAATTTTAAGAACCTTATTAAACGTTCCCTATAGAAATTATAATCTCTATTTAAAGAGTTGCTTAATCGGTTTAATTCGTCTTCATTTACAGTGTTAACACCCTCCGAACTAACTCGAGCTACACCAATTTGTCGAATCTCTAAGGTTGTCATATCAGTCGCTTTTTTTTCAACTGCAGCCACTAAGCAAGGACTAATATAAGTATCTAACAATAGAACCTCATCAGGGTTTAAATCATCATTATCCACACCTGTTAAAAGTCTGTTGAATAATTGACTTCCTAAAATAGACTCTAAAACGGTATCTTGTACCCTAGTTATTAAAGTTGAAAGCAATAAATCATCTACATTTGAACTAATATAGGATAACGCTTTTAAATTTGTTGTACTAATTAAATGTGCCATAACTTACTTATTTATAATAACTTGAAACCATGTATGTCGACAGCTTGGTGTATTTCTGTTAGTCTCAGGGTTATGATACCAGCCACCTTTGTATTCCCAAACATTACGATCTATACCATTTGCTTTTAAACGTGCTGTAATTTGGTTTATTTCGTCCCTTGTGAATACTCTTTTTAAATCCATTAAGTTTTTGCAAAATGGTCTAGAAGAACCTCCTTTTAGTGGTGGTATTCCTTCACGTTCTCTATATTGGTAAACAACCTCAAAAGAAACTTCCCCTACGTTTGTTTTTCCTTTTGGTGTAAGCTCAAAACCTTTAATCATTCCTAACTTTTCAAGCTCTACTAATTGACGAGATACATAAGTTGCACCTTTGTCGATAGCTTTAACAATTGATCCGTAACTTTCACCGTTATTAATCATTTCAACTATCTTCAATTGGTCTTGAGTTAAGTCGTTAGCAAAAGAGTATTTTGAAAGTAATTCTTTCTCCGACATTTCAAGTTTAGCAAAGTCTTTTACTTCTTGTGAAAAAACTTCTTTGTAATCCGTACGCCCTAATTCAGAAAACCAACTAATAACAGTCTCGTCACTCACTTCATTTTTAAATGATTGTTGTATAATATCTCCGTTTGGAATAGGGTTTAAACCAGCTATAGATCGTAATTCGTTTACTGTTAATTTCTGTAAGATTACATTTTGTAAATTAGGCTCTAATACGTTTATTTTTTTCGCTATTTCAGAAACCTCTTCTGTTTTACCGCTTAAATTCAAAGGCTTACTTATAAAGAATATATCACCTACAAAACTATTTAGTGTGTAGTGTGCGTATTGTAAAGCATCTGTAATTATCTTTTGACGTTCCAAAGCGTAATTATTCATAAACAATTGATACGATGTTTCTAACTCACTAGAACCGCCTAATTGACCAGCTGTTTTAATTGAGAATAAAGTCGGACTAATTACACTATGACCTACCATAATATCATCAATTATACTTTCTTGCGTTAATAGGTATCTTTGATCTAAGTTATTCCCGTTTATTTGCGTAACAGTTGGAGCGTTTTCGCTACCTCTTGAGAAAGTAACTACGATACCACCTTGCTTATCTCTATCACTTGCATCACCTTTTAATTGAGCAATTAATTTCTTTTTGTCATGTTCATTATCAGGTGCACCTGTTGGTATGTTAATCATTGTACCCCCCTTGAAACTATTCACTACCTCAGAATATCTGAAGTAATTCATTTCAATACTAGCCATGATTGATTTTATAGCACCGCTATATGAAGGAATAGGATAAACCGACTTAGTCAATAAACCCGTTTTCTCGTCCAATATATGCTGCTTAGAACGTGAACTAACATAAAGTAAACATTCTTTATCTTCTAGGCTTAAATCCTCTATATTCTTAATCTTTTTAAATCCTGTTTTTTCTTCAGTTTGGTTACGTTCTTTCCAGTTTTCAGAATAGTAGAAGAAACTTGAATCTTCACCTTTACGAATCAATTCAGAACTTACGTGATGAGCATCCCAAAATTTAGAAATAGGATTTTTTCTAAACATAATAGCAAATGAATCTAACAACTCAAAATCTTTTGCCACCATTAAAGAAATTTCATCTAAAGAGAAAGGTGCATTCCCGTTCTTTTTAATCAATTCCCATTTAGGCAAATCATTCGTTTGAGCATCTAAACCACTTGAGGCAATATATTTCACCTTAGAATTAACTATACCCTGATGGATGGATGAGTTATAAAAAAGCCCAACTAAAAATTGAGGGTAGTCGTTTTGTTCACCCCAACTAATCCAACTTTGGCCAGCTTTTTGTTTCTCTATTGGTAAAGGAATTTTTGCCTCCCTAAATATGTATTGATCACTCATAAATGTTCTTTATTGTAGTTGTTTGTGTGAACGTTGGAATAGCAACTGAATCAGTTTTGACACGTGCTTTACCTTGTTCACATAAAAATCCTAGATTATAGTTTTCTTCATCAATTATCTCCATTTGATAAACGTAATATTGATAATCTCCCAAAGGTAAAGTGATACTAGTACCTTCGTATAGATTAAAAAGATTAAAACGCTTTTTTGTAGTAGATAAATCGGTAAGATTGCAGAAGTATTCCTTCTTAGATTGTTCATTTACAAATCGAAATAACCATATCTCAGGATAGTTATCATTCATTTTCTCATTAAGAGTTAAACAAATGCTATTGTTTTGGCTTTTTTCGATTAGAAAGAACACGTTTGACAGGTTTATTTTCTACTAAATTACTAATTTCTACAAAAATATTAGGCAACAACTTAAATAAAATCTCTTTATTTTCTTCATTTGCCACTAAAAAACCCTTTATTTTATCTATATAGACGTTTTTACCTTTAAAATTCTCTAAATATTCCATAATATAAGTATTAAAAAAGGGCAGCCGAAACTACCCTTAATTCTATTTAACATAATTCTAATTATACTAATAAAGCAGCAACGATTACATCACTAACTTTCGGAGCGTTTTTCTTTTCACGTCCTGTAAAAGTCAAAGTTACACCGTTCATGTCGTCAAACTTAGTTCCAGAAGTACGATTAAATAAGAATTTTAAACCGTTATCAACTCCTAAAACCTCGTTAGTCCCGTCATTTAATTTAGCAATTAAACAAACTCGGTCTTTTGAAAGTTTTTCTAATTGTTCAATCATAGCCGCTGTGTTACCAGCCAATTTAATATTTCCTGTTATCTCAAAACCAGTCGAAGCGTTTTCACGAGAACCGATAGCATTAACAGTAAAATCAGACATTTCAGCATCTACAGTAACTGTATAGAATAATTTAGCTCCAACGTTAGCCATTGCAGTAAGTTCACCAGCCGTACGTGTGTACGTATAGTTTGCAGCTCCTGTAGTTGCATCTCTTAATGACCCTATGTAAAGTGTCGCAACACCACCAGATGAGTCACAATTTAAGGCATTAAAGCCCGCACTTAATTCACACATATTTATAATATTTTAAAAAGGGGTTTTTACACCCCTAGATTAATAATTAAGCTCTTTTAACTCTTACAAAGTATTGAGGGAATACATACTGTACACCTAATCTGAAAGAAGTATCAACTTTCAATTTTTCGTTGTAAGCATCGTATTTAATATCAAAATTTTCATCCTCACGTGCATCAACACCTAAAAATACTAATGCTGTAGGGATTGCAAAAATTTCGTTTTGACCATCTAATGCAGGTACTGTGATTACTTCTACGTTAGTTTGTGGCAAAATGAAACGAATAGAACCACCCTCTGAAGTGTATTGAATACGATCGTAAGCGTTTGAAGCATTCCAGTCTGAAATGATAGCCAAAGCCTCAGTACGTCCTGTATACAACGCAACTTCCATTTGGTTGTCGAAAATCTCTGCAGGTATCTTAGTGAAAACCTCATAAGCTGCATCATAACCGTTAGAAGTTGTAATAGTAGCGAAAGTAGTAGTAGTTTTTAATACAGCTGTATCTGCTTTTAAAGTTTTTACTAAACCGTCAAAGTGTACTAATTCAGTATCTAAAGACGCTGTATCACCTAACCATACTAAACGCTCAGCTTTTTTCTGTAATTGTTTAGTTAAGTAAGCCATAAGGATAGTTTCAAGTGGTGCAGGTAATTGACCTTCTTGGTTTTTCATCCCTAAAGCATTCAATACTTGAGTCATTTTAGTGTTTAAAGTTTCGTTACAAAACTCAACACCCATATACAAAGGTTTAGTTGTTAAAACTTTCTCAGTGAAAACTACAGACCCATCAGGTGAAGGTGTACAAGCTGCCTTTGCCTGTAACGCTACAGATGAAGATAATAAAGCGATTTCACGAGATCCTTTAACACCTTCTTCTAACATTAATTTTTCTAAGAATCTAGAAGTTGAAATTAAATCTGGTGTAATGTTTGGAAGGTTGTTATCTTTCCATGCTGCTAATCCAGATACATCGTAACCGAATTTTTCTTTAAGTGTTCTTTTAATTGACATTTTGATTTTTATTTTTTAGTTAATATTTCTTTTACTGTAAGCTCCTTAGACATTTCAACTTTTTTTCTTTCGTCTTTGAACTTTGACTCTTTTACTTCTAATAATTCAGCGAACTTTGTTTCAAGTGCTGTAATTCTTGAATCCGTATCTGTGATTACTTGTTGAATGATAGCATCAAATTCTTGTTTGCTCATCATTTCATTAACAGGCTCTTCTTCAGACATAGGTTCTTCTTCTACGTTTACAGCTTCTAATTTTACTAGAACGCCATTAACGTCAATAGATACTACCCATAGTTGATCTTCATATTCAACTTGGTATTCACCCTCAGGCGCAGGAATTTGATTGCCTTCCTCATCTAATACGAATAAAGGTGTACCCTCAGCAAGTTCACCATCGTATTGAAGTACAATCCCATCAATAGTTTTAACCTCCGAAAAAACTACTTTGTTTTCTTCTTTTTTGAAGAAATCGAAAATTGATTTACTCATATTTGTTTTAATTTAATTTCTTTTTGGTCGAAATATCCCTCAACAGAATACCCACTAAACTCCCCTTTTTTTATCTTATTCCATACCGTAGGGTTATCAATTTTGTATGAAGCTATCCAAGTGCCATTTTGCAAGTTCATTGCTTTAAATTGGCTAGGAATGTGATTAGGGTTTGAAACGATATAACTAGAAATCATGTTAACCCCTTCTAGTTTCAAGTCAGGGTTGTGTTCTTCGTTTACGTTGTTATGGAATCCGTTTGTGTGAAATTTCGTTCTTATTGCTTTTATTGTTTCACCTTTGAATAATACGAATCGGTCTGGATTGCTACGGTATATTGGAGTATTTGCACTCATCATTACACCCGTAACTACTTTGTTGAAAGCGAAGTAAGGTTTACCATGCGCTGGTCTTAATACAAAGGCATTAAAATCAACACCTGTATCTTCACTATCATCGATAACCAATTCGTAAAAAGGTAACATATAAAAGAACGTTTTTGTAAATATAAATATTATTATGTTAAATAGTACTTATTGCATTAACTTTTTTTGTTTTGTCTTGCATTTTCGTGATATCTGAATCAACTACTACTACCTTATAGGTAGATTGAGCTTGTATGTTTTGCTGTGTACCTTGTGTCGCTCCTATTCCTAGATTTGCTGTTGGTCCACCTCCCGTTGTTGGCGGTGCGACTTGAACTCCACTACCTAGAATCTGTTTAACCCTACTCATGTTAGAAATAATTTTTGCTGTTCCCGTTGCTAGTTTAATGTATGGTCCTAACGGGTTAACTATATTATCTCCATTTGTTGGACTAAATGAAATAGAAGTCAAACCACTTAAAGCCGTTGCCGTATCGATAGCAACTTGAGTAATAGCAAAAGCCTTTTGAACTCCAGAGGCTTGTTTTGATAAACCAGCAAGTTCACCAAATATCGAACCGACTGCATTCATTAACTCCATTTTACTTTGCTTAGTAGCCTCGTCAATTTGCTTTTGTCTGTCAGCGCTTTCTTTTGCAATTCCTACTAAATTAGCCTCGTGTTGTGCTTTTAATAATTCCCTTTGACCGTTAGACAATTCAGTATTTGCCATTTGAATCTCAAAATCTTTATTCTCTAACTCAATACGCTTTTGTTGTTTAAGGTTAAAATCTTCTTCTGCTCTAATTAAATCAGCTTCAATAAACGCTTTTTGATCTTCAAACTTTTTATTTTGTTCTTCCTTTTCCTTTTCGGATTTCACCTTGTTTTGTTCATCTAACAATGCTGTTTTTTCAGCGTCTTGTTGAATCAATAGTTGTTTTTCAAGTTCTGCAAATTCTTTTTTCTTACCATATTGCTTTTGCATTTCTTCAAGTTCCCTATCATGCTTTAATTTCAATGACATGATATCTCTAGTGTTTGCATCGTCAATATTTGCAACTGTTAAATCTTCAATTTTCCTTTGTAATGCAAGTTGTTCTTGAGCGTTTTTTTCTCTTTGCTCTTTATTCTTTTGACTATTTTCTTTTTGTTTTGCAAGTGCGTCTGAATTTGCTTTTATTTGATCCTCTTTTGTTTTACGGTTGTATTCAGCATCTAACACTTGTAAGTCAGTTAACAATTGTCTTTTCTTATTTCGTTCTTCTAAATTCAAACTACCTTTATAACCTAAAGCAAATGCTAATTCATTAAGTTGCGTTTTAATCAAAGCCCTTTCTGCTTCGTAAACTTCTTTATCCGAAGCCCCTTTTGCTTTCATTACACGAATATTATTCTCTAATTGAGTAGTACCGTCTTTACGTTCTGCTCTTAATTTAGTTAATAAATCTAATTCAGCTTGTAATTGGTCTTTATACGCTTGTTGTTTTTCCTTTAGTTTCTTCACCTTTTCCGCTGTTTCATCAGTACTATCACCAAAGAATCCCATAGCATCTGCAGCTAACCCTAATAATACAACAACTGCACCAATTCCTGTGGCTGCTAAAGCAATCCTGAATGCTTTCATAGCCCCTGTTGAAGCACCTACAACAAATGTATACACCTTTTGTAGTGTTGTCATTGTACCTGTCGCCTGTGCATTTGTTAATTCAGCAGCTGTTAGCGAAGTAAAAGCACCTACTAACTTTGTTTTAATAGATGTAGCGAAGTCTAAAGCATCGTTTTTCAACTCTTTCATTGCACTAATACCTTGAGTTAAAGCAATAGCACCCTGAACTTTTAGCATTTGCTTTTCAATTTCTTCAGATTGTTGACCAAACAAAGCTTGTGCACCCGTAACCGCTGAAAAAGCACCAGCAATTCCCTCTGCTGTACGTTGGAATTTACCTCCAAACTTTTCAGGGTCGGCATCGTTGATAGCATCAGCAACACCCCTCATTTGTTCTTTGATTTGACCTGCCCTTTTCGCAACAGTTTCAAATTCTTTACTTGCAGGATCTAAATTCTGTAATTGAACTGTAAGTTGTTTTAATTCTTTACGTAGGTTAACAAATGACCCATCGGTTTTCTTTGCATCCTTACCTACGTTCTCGATTGCATCTCCTACCTTGTTAACGTCTTGTACTGAATCTCCAGTGTCAACACCTACTTTAAATATTATTTCTTCTTGAGCCATTATAATGAAGCAATATAATCGTTAATAATTGTTTCTTGCGCTGTTATCTCACTTGATACGTTAGCATTTAAAACCTCGTTACCTACTCTAATAATATTTGAATAACTACTTTCTACATAGGTATAAGAACCTCTCACTTCTTGTATTACTTCTATCATGACAAACAATTTAATGTTAATTGTGAAATATCAAAACTGCAAGCATTTGAACTTGAACCCGAAGTCCTAACCGCTTGTATTGTTATTGGTGTTGTATTACTTGGTAAATCACTTGAAATAGAGCCTTCAACTGTAAAATTATTCTCTAAAGAAGTTACTTTATAATAAACAGTATTTGAATTAAAAGGATTGTACATGTCTAACACAAAGAAATCAGTAGCAGCCGCTCCACTTGTTCTATTTGCTAAAAAGTTTGAACCTAAATCTATTTTGCTTGCTGTTCCTGTTGAATCGTTGTAAAATATTTGTAAATTAGTATCTGTAGCATCTGAGCCAATACCTACTATATTTGTCAAACTTGCAACCGTTACCGTTGACGAAATACCCAAAGAGGCTGTTGAGCTTGTCATTCCGTAAAATTGCCTAGCTCCAGTATTGAATCCAGTATCAGATACACCAAAAGCAACACATATTTTCCATCCTGTTTCCATGATATTAAAAGCACTTGTTGACCTATAACCACAAATACCATTTGCAGCAGGCGTTGAAACACCAATTTTTAAACGTGTTTTTTTAGTTTGTATAGAAGTGTTTGAAACCGCTACTGCTGTCGCTGTACCTTGTAAAGTTCCTGTTGCTATATTTTCAGATAATACAGTTGTGGAGTTGTGTTGCGCTCTATAACCCCTAGCAATTTCTGAACTTCCTACATTCCAATAATTTTGAACTACTAATTTAGCATCAATTTGATTTTCTACTGCTTGTGTTGTTGGATATTTAGTATTGTTAATTACACTAAAATTAGTCGCTTTATTCGCTAACAATTCAAAGTTTGCAACATCATAAATAATTTCTTCAATACCACTTAATGTACGTGTGTAAATACTACCTGTTACGGTGTCCATATAGAATTCACCAATATATAAATCAGTTGCTAACCAGCTACCATCTCTATGGTCTGGACTTGTTGGAATCGTAGGAATACCAGCTCCCTTCTTAATAATTATTCTTCTAGTTTCATCACTCATTTGTCAATATATTTGAATTTTTAGATATTCCATTTACACCTCCTAACATTTTATAAACGTCCTCGTCAGAGTTATTTTCACCACCTCTTAATATAGGTGCATTTTTCGATTGTACATTCATTCTTTCAATCGTAACATAGCTTGTTGTATATTCTTTTCTAAACTTAAAAACCAAAGTACTTGTGTTTTTATCTAAGGTTAACACATCTCCTGTGTCTAAGTCTACTACATAGGCATCAGTTCCATCTACTTCGGTTGAACTCCATGCTGTATTTGACATTGTAACACCAGAATTATACAAGGCTACTAACTCATCGGTACTAGGTAAATACCAATCTGTTTTACCTCCATCGGTTGCACTATCACAAATACTAGCCGCATACGTTCCAGCACCTTGTTCTGCTACAATTATTTGAGTATTAAATTCACCTGTTGTGGTGTCATTTGAATTGATTTCTATGTACGAACCATTATACCAATTATCTGAAACACTAACGTCCCAGTATTGTAACATATAGTCCTCGTATTGCTTTACATTAACTATAGCCATTATCCTAGATATTTAATTAGTTCAACTTCCGTAGTACCATAGGCATCTGAATCGAAATCTTTGATAGTGTTTAATCGGTATAACACTCCGTCAATTAATTTAAGTTTAGCAAAGTCCAATTCGTTAATATCTTTATATGAAAGTTTCAAATGTAAATTTACTAATTTAGAATCAATCGAGGTTATCTCATTCAAGAATTTCTCATGATACTTTGTGAACGTGTTTACGCTAGGTACTGCTTTAATACCATCAAAGGTTGCGTTTCTAGGTGCGAAATGTAAATCAAATAGAGGCTCAAAGTTTGTATTGTCTTTAAACCTCAAATGGTGGATTAATGGATAGTCGTATTTAATCGTATAAGTATCATTTGAAGCATTATAAATGTTTACTATACCACTTCTCAAACCATTATAGAAACATAGCATTCCTTTACCTTTGTAGGGTTTTGAAACAGTGTTATTATTAGAGTCTATACTTTGTTCTTTAATGATAGGGTATATCAATTGGCTGTTTTCAATCTTATAAGGTACATAAGTATTAAAGGGTAGCTCGAATTTCACTACTCCATTTAACCACGTATCTATTTCTAGTTGCTTTTCACCGTAACTAATACCTACTAAATCTCTATATTTCGTGTTTAGAACGTCTTTCTCCTCACTAAATGTGTATTGATATACATTACCCTCAACTAAGCTGTTAGATTGTATTGTAATGTCTTTATTTTCGTCTATTAAATCAGTCCAATTATCGAATTCTTCTTGTGGTAAATAGTAGTTAACAAATGAATCAATATAAATTGTTGACTTATTAGTAACAGGGTCGTAAATAGGGTCGCTCATATAAGCGTAAAAAAGGTTTAAAATTCCCTTTAAAAACTCCGAACACTTAATATCAGGAATTGCACTCGATAAAGTTACGGGTGAATTGTCAGTTAATATAGTAGAATTATCAGCAATTAAATTAATATCTGTATTTGAAAAACTTAAAGAGAATGATTGAGTATTAGTATAACCAGCAGAAGTACACCCACCTGCAAAAGTTAACTCCATATATACTTGTTGACCTATTTGTAAATCTAAGTTAGTGGTAAAAGACAAAGGAGTTACAACGTCAATTTTTTGTTTCCATTGATAAGTATATTTACTTTCACCATCTACATAAATTATAATAGTGTTGTATGTGGGTATATTTATGTTTGAATAAGCTCCAATAATTGATGTGTTATAAACCGACTCAGTAGATAATGATAGTTTATACTTACCAGCCATATTAATAGTAATACGCCCCGTATTTTGGTTTAATACGTTAGCATCGTAAGTAGGTGTAAAAACAAACTCATCTAGTATGTTAGATTGAGTTGCAAATTTATAAACACCACCGCTATTTTTTGAAGGAAAAAAACCAAAACTTGTAGCATCGTTTATTAATACTTGAGATTGATTTATTTGGTCTGCATTTAGCTTTAATTGTTCACCACCACCAAAAAAAGTCTAACGTTTTCTTAACCGCCTCTTTTACGTATATGAAAGGGTATAATTGATTAATTCTAAAATTCAAAGGTGAATTACCAACCATGTTGTATCCATAGTCTACAAGTGGATAAATATATCCGTATGATTTAGGTTGATACCCTCTAGAATCAGCACCAAAGTTTCTATTATCTACACCATTTAGTTTAATACCCTCACTCCATGAATTAATAACGTTAGTTCTCGTTAGTAAGTGATCGTACTCAGACCAATTCAACTCGTTTAGTTTCTTATCTTTTAACTTAGCAAATATATCTACAGCATCACTTAACAGGTTACAATCAAAGGTATAGTTACCATTTAATATCTTAACCTCGTTTAGTTTGAATTTGCCTCTAAACACTAATAAGTCATTCTTAAAAAACTCACAATCGTATCTTAAATTAGGCGTAAATTGTATGTTTGTACTTTCTTCAATACTTATATCCAACGAATACGCCGCAATAAAGAAAGCCATGTTATTACTAGTGCCCTCTAACGTTAAAGTCTTGGAGAATGAACGTTTACGTTTCTCAGGTTCTTTAATATCAGTAATCGAAAGGTTTAAAGGTACTGCAATACTTTCTGACAAATCTATTTCGTAACCATTAACTACTAACCTACTATTCATAGCGAAATACTTTTATAATCCGTGAACTCAATATTTATAACTTCATTAAATAACTCATCGTGTTCAAATTGTTTTATTTGGTAACTCGAATCTGTTACTACTACGTTTTCCATTTCCGTACCTTCATTAAGATAAATCAAAGGACTTTCGTATAATTGTACTAACCAATTTTGAACGGTCTCATTTAACCAGTCAGAGGACAGCTCTAATTGTTTAGTAATAGTTTTAAGATAGTCTATTTTACCAAACGTGTTATTATTGACATTATAACTATTGCTTATTGCATTCCATTCACCTTGCTTTTTACTATACGATTTACTTTCAATCTTAGCTTTATATCTCGAATTATATGTAAATCTAAAATTGTCATACGATCCGTATTTATTTAACCATAAAATATTAGCTCCATTGTCGAAACAAACGTCTGAGAAAGTAACGGTGTACCTCGCAGAATTTAAAGTAAGTCCAAAGCTATCAGATAAAAAGAACTCCACAGCGACACAATTGTCATAAGTTGATTGTATTATGTCACCTCTATCT